ACCATTATCTCCTCATTTTTAGCATCTTCCAGGCTTCAAGTAAGGCACCTTTAGAAGCTGAATAGTTATTACTAAATTTAAGTAATAAGAGTTCTTGTGGCAGTTCTAGAGCTGCGCCCAAATGAACGCACATAGTTTCCATGAATTTAGTAAACCCTGAATTAGGTCTGTTTGAATCAGGAAATTTTATCTTTTGCCCTGGAGCTAAATTACTAACAATTCCACTTTTTAATGTGACATCTTTTCCCCCTTTACTTTTAAAAGGACTTTGAGATTTAGTTTCCTGAGTCTCATTTTCTACAAATGCTGCGAAATATGAGTTTATTGTAGCTGCCATAAGTTCCGCATGGGTAAACTTCCTCATTTGATGTAGTACTTCTAATACAGGAGCTATGAGGGGTATTCCCCTTCTTTGTCCGATCCTTTCTCGGTCCATAAGAACTAATAAATTTTTTCTGCCTGTTTTACTTCCATGGACTTGAATCTTAGTTGTATCTGAATTTTCTTTACTCTTTTTAAAGTGATAAGCGGTTATTATCCCGTTTTTATCCTTTTCTACACCGTTTTTTATATCTTTATTACCAATATCTGAAGGATTGATACAACTAGCAGGATCGAGTAGTCTTACTTTTAATCCAAATAGTTCTCCTGGATGAAGTTTAAATGATAGTGCTGCGAAACATTCCCCATCAATTAACATCGTTAATATGGCTAATGACTGTAATTGGCTAAACTTTAGTTCACGTCCCCAATCACATTCAGTTGATTCAGTCCAAATTCTCCATAGGTACTCTATTCTTTTTTCATACTCTTCTTTTTTTTCTTGATCCATATCTAAAATATTATTGTCTATAGATGCTTTTAATTTTATTCCCACTCCTACAACATTGGATCTGATTCTTTTAATTGCACCTGAAGCTATGGGATTTCCCATATATTCATCTCTAGATCTCGCCATAAGAGTATCTTTTGATTCTCCTATGTCAGTATCAGCACTATTTATTTCATCATCATAATCCATGGCATTTTGGTTTCCTGCTCCATGATTATGATACTGGACTACATTTTCATAAGTTTTCTCAGCATCATAAAGCTGTGCTTTAGCTATAACCCTCTTGGCTGCTAATCCAGGAAAGATTTTCTTTAATGATATTTCCATTTAGTCCTCCTAATGTCTTCCTGGTCTTACATTTTCTATAGTCATCCCTACATCTTCAGGATTTGCATATTTTCTGCATCTATTACTCCAGATTTCTATTCCTTTTTGTATCATCCCTAGATCTGCCCTGGTAACTTCTTTTCCATCAATGTTATATGCTTGACCTAGTAAAACTTTTTCTTCAGCTTCTAAATACATCTTTAATTTAACCTGGCACATCTCCAAGGTTATTCCTGTAACATTACTCATTATTCCTCCCTTTCTAAATATCCAACTCTAGATAATAGACTTAACTCTTCTTTTGATAGTGCTGCTAAAAGTTTCATATCATAGTCATATATTTCTAGAGCTGCTTCATTGTAATTTCTTAAATCTAGCCCTTCATTTCTATCTCTAAGCTTTATCCACTTATTACTCTTGGGATCTCGCACCTCAGCAGTTAAACTTAAAAAATATTCTTCAGTATAGTTCCTAGTTGGACTTTTAGGGAAATGACAGAACCCTGGTCCAGGCTTTTTAATTCTCAATTTACTCATAGTTGAATCTTTTAATGCATTAACTCCTACTGAATACAGGTTAATTTCATTATTTTTAGTTCTTCTAAATCCGTTATTTATTGGTACTATTCCACCTTGACCTTTAATTCCAAAGATTCTTTCATCTTCTTTATCTGATACAAAGTTATATACATTTTGTGTGTTGTAACCAGTATCTATACAAGTTGCAAAGATTTTTAATGGTGTTCCATCTTCAAAATAGAAATCAGATTTTAAAAATTCGTATAGTTCATTCCAGACCTCTTCTTTTGAAGGGTTACCATAAAATACTTGGTATGTAATCCCCCAACTTTCTCTACCTAATCCCCATCCTGTAAGTTCTAATTCAAGTCTATTATGTTGAACGTCTACTCCTGCAGTTAATAGTAATACTCCTTCAGGTACTTCAGCTTCATAGGTTTCTCTTCTTTTAAATAGAGCTATATAGTCTATTGTTTTGATATTTTCTTCTTCCCAAGTTTCGGCTAAGACAGTATTTTTAAATGTCTTTATCTTTTCCATATCACCTTGTGATTCTATCCATTCCTCAACTATTGATTCCCAAGTTCTCCATGGACTGGCTAGGGCACTTAGGTGATAGCTTAGTTTCTTTTTTTTTTCTGGGAACTTATGTACCCATTTCCCTTTGGACTGGTTCCCTCTTTTCCATTCTTTCTCATGGGATAAAACTCCACATTCATTACAAACCATCTCTACTGTTTCATGGTCATCATCAACCCACTTTAGATTTTTAAAATCTAGTACTTGATATTCGCCACAATGGGGACAAGGTAACTGCCATACCGCTTGTGATCCATTTGCAAATTCTTTTTCTATTGCACTTTTACTTTTTACAGTAGGTGTTCCAGTGATAATACATTTACTTTCATCACCATAGGTTGTTAATCTTTTTCGCCCAAGTGAGATTACATCTCCTTCCCTACCTGAAGACTCCGGATAACGATCTACTTCATCAAAGAAAATTATTTTAATTGGTCTAGCTGCTAACTTACTTGGTGAATTAGATCCAATAAAAGCTATATATCCTCCCGGAAACATCTTGTGTGAAACTGTATTTCCTGAGTTCTTGGAATTGGCATCTTTGATTCTAGCTTTTAATACATAGGTATCTCTTATCATAGGAGCTATCCGCTCTTTAGAATATGCTATTGCCATGGTATCTGTTGGTTGCACTAGAAGCATTGGACAAGGGTTTAAGTGAGCATATTTACCAAATATATTATTTATGAATTCTGATTTCGCGAGTTGCGAAGCCATCATAAGAATCACTTCCCTTACTTCTCCAGATTCTAGTCTTTGGTAGATCTCTATCATGTATGGAGTTCTTTTAGTTTCCCAGGCTCCAATCTCTTTAGAACCTTCTGAAGATAAAATCCTATGAGCATCTGCCCATTCACTTATGCTTAAGTTAAGTGGTGGCTTTAATAACTCCAAACATTCTTTAAATAATTTTCTTACTTTTTTACTTTCATTCATCATCTATCACCTTTATTGCTTGGAGGATCATATTTTTCCAATTCCTCTAAAGATTTTAAAACATGCTTTTCTACAATCTTTTTTATATTTGCTTTTTCATTTTGCTCTATCTCAATAGTAATTTTCCTACTGGTGCTGAGTAACTGAGATTTAAATTTTATAAGCATATCAGATAGCATCCCTCTGACTACATCATCGGGATAGTATTTATCTTTTAATATTTTTAAATTAAATTCTTGAGTTTCTCGTTTTGCTTTTTTTAATTTTTGATCTTCAAGGTTATGGTCTCCATCCTTACTTTTTATTTGTTTGATATATTCTTTAACACATTTCGTATAGAGATATACTCCAGGTTCATATTTAAAATTTTTAAATAAAGTTCTTACCTGCCTTTCGGTAATTAAAAACTGTTTAGCAAGTTGTTTTTCATTGATTAAAATTATTTCCCCCATATATCCTCCTAAAAATTTTGGAAGTCCCAAATAAAAATTTTCTGACAGTAAAAGTTCCGCGCCTCCCCCCCGCAAAGCTTTTTTCTAGAGCTCTCACAGTACCTTTTTATTTTGTTGCTCTTCTTTTTTGTGCTATACTTTTATTACACTAGCTTATAAGGAGGTTCATTAATGTTTTATTGTATAATTGATCTAAAGACAAGTGTAGTCCATGTACTGGGGTGTCAACATATTCCTCAGAAATACGAAAACAAAATTTTTATAGGTCGTTTTGATAACCTCGATGACGCAGTAGCTGATGCAAAACTTAAAGGGTTTTTAAATGCTGATAGTTGTCTTCATTGCTGTCCTAGTTCCCATATAAAATAAATGACTGGGCTGTTTAGCCCTTTTTTTAGTCTTCCTCGTCTTCACCCACAAAAGTAACACCTTTATGATCTTTAATAGTTTTTTTACCTTCTTCATACTTGATATGCTTAAGATGCCTATCAATCTTTTCATCAGAGGTTTCAATACTGTATAATTCTTTTCCCAGCTTATACAATTCTGCAGTAGCTTGTACTCTTAACTTCAATGCTTCTTCATGAGATTTAACCTTTGGTTTTATTCCATTTTTATCTAATTCCATGAGATAAGATAAGTTAGATTGATGTAAGGTTCTATAGTTACCAATGACCCTGTCTCTTAGCTCAACTCTTTTAGTAATATCATCTTCAATAAATGCCTGCTCAAGGACTCCTTTATTCTTTCCTTTGATCCATCCATCCTTACTTGCTAAGTTTCTAAGAGTTCCATTATTAACTAGGTACTGGATAGATAAATCGATAAGATCTACCCCATACTCATATGCTTTCTTAATTTCCTTTTTTGTATCAGTTGAAATCTTTCTATACTTAGCCATTAATGATCAACCTTCAGATGATCAAGGTCTACTCCATGTTTTGTTTCTATTAGATTAATTACTCTCTTTCCCATTACTTCTGTTGTGTTGATTTTCTTCAATATAGCTTTCATAAGCTTAACTGGGTCTTTATCACTGACAACATCAAAGCTAGGACTCAGGAATTTATATAGATAGCTATTAGCTAAAATCTTTATACTTTCTAATGATCTATCTGTTTCAAAAGATGAGATCTTAAACTTCTCTGCATTTTCTATCATTTCAGTAAAATCTTTTACATCCATTTGTAACATCATGACACTCACCTCCAAACTTGTATTTTATGTCATATAAATGTAATAAATCACTTTAAATTTTCTACCTCATTACTTAGGGAAACAATGTCACAATTATTTTTTGCTATTTCTTCTCAAGAGTTTAATTTATATAGCTTAGAAAAGAAATTAGGTACTTTAGAATTTAACCACTATTTGGGATTAGTGGTTAAATATTTTTCCCACTAAATAACTTAATTTTTCCTTGTTATTTAAGTGAGAATAGTTCTTTTCTATCCTTTTTTCTTCCCTGGTCTTATGAGGTTTATCATGGAGTGATATTATATTTTCTAGATTAGAATAATCAAATATCCAGGAGTTATCTTCTAAATATTTATATACATTTCTTTGAGGTTTTCTACCGGTAGCCCTGGCTAATTTATTTTGTTTTTTAAATTGCAGGTAACTTAGTTCTAAGTTTGGTTCTAATTCTTTTTCCAAATATCTATACGCTTCTTTAAATAGTTTTTCATGGCATAACTCAGTGAATATCTTGTCTAAAATATAGCTGTTTTCTAATAAAGCCTTTAATGTATTATTGATATTAAATCTTTCAGTGGCATAGTATTTATATGTTGAACTGGATAGCCACCACTCCAATCTGGTTAAGTCAAAATCTAAAAGGTTTTTATCATCTACTTCCCTTTTCTTATCATAAATTCTAACTTTATGACTTTTCCATCCTCCATCTAGAGTAGAATCTACAAATAGTTTTTTATATGATTCGTTTAAATTGATATTTCCTATCTTTCTTAATTTAGGCAGCTTAAGGAATAAAAGAGTAAAGACTTCTTTATATTTTTCAAATGTCAGATCTAGGTTTATATTGATCTCTATCTCACTTATCTTAGCTTCAGTAAGATCTATTGAGATATTTTTGCTGTCTAATAAACTCATTAATCTATTAATTGATTCTTTTAATTCAAAGTTTCTTGCATTATATATATTGTGGCCATGCAGGATCTTGTTAGGATTAAATCTCAAATATGTAGTTTCTCTGACTTCTCCACTTTCGTATAACTTAATAGTTTTCTCTATACTGAAGAGTTCTTCTTTGATCTCAAACTTCTCCTCAACCCATCCCTGACCTTCAGTAAACAGTGATTTTTTATCTGTTTCTATGTTTATTCCAGAAAGAACTAACTTATCTATTCCTACTCTCTCTAACTTATCTCTATTTAACATCTCATAGATTCACCTCCTT